ACTCGTATAACTACATACGCAGAAAAATGGTGTATCGTAGCTCCAAGCAATAAGAAAGCCAGAATTATTATGAGTAATATAATTGCTCATACTTTTGATAATGAATATACGCTTGCAATGTTTGATGTTGAAGAAGGTGAGAGTATTGAAAGAATAAGACGTGAAAGAAGTAAAGACAGAATGACGTATAGACACCCAGACGGAAGAATAGGTGAAGTATTTACACTTTCATCGGAAGGAAAGAGAACAAAAGATTTACTTGATGCACTTATGGGATTTGGTGCACCAAATGTTTTAATCGATGAAAGTTCACTTGTAGATGATATTCAATACGTTGGTATATTGCGTATGCTTGGAGGACATAAAGATAACTTCTTATTTGAAATTGGAAACGCAATGAGAAGAAATCATTTTATGAAAGCTTCTCTTGATTCAAAATATCATCACATCAACATAACTTGCGAACAGGGAATAAAAGAAAATAGAATATCGAAAGACTTTATAGATGAAATGAGAAACAAACCTATGTTCAGACAACTTTATATGAATGAATGGCCAGATGAAGATGCAATAGACTCAGACGGATACTCTCCACTGTTTAGTGAAGATTTTGTAAAACAAAGACATAACTTTGATGGTGAGATATTTGGTAATTTAAAACTTGGTGTAGATGTTGCGGGTGAGGGAAGTAACTATTCAACGATAACGCTTCGTGGTAGAAATGGAGCTGAGCTTTTATATAAGGAACACACATCAGATATTATGGGATTTGTTGGAACTATTGTTAGAGTAGCGAAGGAATACCCAAACGCTAAAATATATATTGATAAAGTTGGTATTGGAAAAGGTCCACACGATAGATTAAAAGAAATTGATGAAGTTGCGGATCGTGTTGTTGGTGTTATGGCTGGAGAGAAGGCGGATAACTCAGATGAGTATTTTAATAAACGTGCAGAGATGTATTGGCGTATGAGAGAATGGTTACAAACAGCAAAACTTGTTGGTGAAGAATGGACAGATTTACTTGACGTAAAATATAAAGTGCAAAGTGATAAGAAAATAAAAATTAAATCTAAAATAGAAATGATGCAAGACGGAATACAAAGCCCCGACGTTGCCGATGGACTATCTTTAACATTTTATGAAACAGATGCGATTGAAACTTCTAGTGTAAAATCTTACAAACCAACTTATAAAGGTTTTAATAGAAGATAAGTTATCCACAGTTAAATAAAATAGTTGTTGCTTTTTAAAAAAGTGTTATAATAAAAACAATGATTGGAGAAATAACTCAAAACGATACAGTTTCTCTCTACAATCCCTCAAAAGAGATAAGGGATTTTACTTCTAATGTTGTAAAAAAAGATTACGAAGCAGGCGATGAGATTTTAAACAAGACATGGGTTGAATTAAACAATATGTCTGTCTTGGATAGAAAGGATAGAGATCAAAGAACATTCAACGCTTTCGTTGATGAAGAGATTGACGACCCAAATGAAGCATGGAAATGGATAGGAACAAGAAGTAAGGCAAGAAACAAAGCAATAGCATTACATAATTACATAACTGCTGGTTATGTTATTCCTATGTTCATGGCACAGAACGATGAAGACGAAGAAGATAGAATGTTCTCAGATATTATGCGTGATGTTACTGAATGGATGATAAATAATTCTGACTACAAACAATCTTATGTTGGAGTATCTATGGGAATGTTAGTCAACCCTGTTACATATCTCGGTGCAGAATACGCAGAGGTATATCAGAAAATAAAAGAGATGCAAGAAGATGGAACTTATACTACAACTGAAATTGTAGACGAAACACTTTCAGGTTTTAAAGCTCCTATTTATTCTACTGAACAAGTTTTAATTACAAACGCTTTTCAACCAAACATACAAAGACAAAGATGTATTGTTCAAAGAAGATTTATAGAATACACTGAAGCAGAATCAATTTATGGTAAACACGAAAACTTTAATTTTGTTCAACCTGGAGTCAATACAATTTTTAATGAAGAAGACGGACAATTTTATGATATAAAAGATGATGACCATTCAATGCTAGTTGAAGAATGTATTTATAAAAATAGAAAAGAAGATATCGAAGTTGTTTTTGTTGGTGGTATTTATATGGGAAATGTTGATGATATAGAAGCAAATCCTATCAAACACAGAGATAATAGAAACGCACCAAAATACAACATAACTCCATTTGGTTATCAAAGAGTAAACGAACATTTCTTTTTCTATAAGTCTTTAATGAACGCACAATACTGGGACAACTCACTTCTTGATGCACAATACCAAATGGCTATGAACAGAGCCTTTCTAGACACAAATATGCCTATTGCAATAACGGGACAAGATGAGATTGACGGAGAAGTTATTTATCCATCATCTGTTTTTGCTTTCAAAGACAAAGATACAAAAGTAACTCCAGTATTACCACAAGCTGATCTAGGTGGAATGTTCGGCGCAATGGTAAAGACTGAAACATCAATGGAAGAAAGTTCAATATCTAATTTAAGTTCAGGTCAACTTCCAAAAGGTGCAGGACAAACAGCAACTGCAATATCTATTGCAAATGCAAACGCAAAAGCAATGCTCGCAGGTGTTGGTAAAGTTATGGCTGACTCGATGGTACAATTTGGCGGACTTATGGCCGACATAGTATGTAATCATTTATCAGCTCCAGTATTAGACCAACTAAGTAGTGATTCAAATAAACTAAAATATCGTTCATTTATTCTCCCAAAGAAACTTGTTGGTGGAAAAGAAGTTACGAAAGTTATTAAATTTGACGACACACTTCTTGGAATGCTGATGACTGATAAACAAATAAAAGAAAAAGAAGCTAAAATGCTTGAAGATGTAGGATATCCAAATAACAAATCACACATATACAGAATAAACCCAGAGGTATTCGCAAGATATAAATATCTTACATACATAGAGCCTCAAACAATGTTTCCTCAAAACGAAGAGTTTATGCAAGCCAAATTAAGCGACTTGTATAAAATGTTAAGAAAAGATCCATTGATATCAGCAGAATCACTCGTAAAGAAATTGCTATACGCAAACTTTAGAAGTGATGCAGATGATATGATGGCAAAACCAAATCCAAACGAAGTTCCTGTTACTGAAGACGAAACGGGAGCAGGTGGAGAAAGTGCTGGGACAGGAGTCGAGAAAGTTCTAGCAAGTATGGGTGCGTAATTATTAGTTTAAATATAAAAAAATGACAATAGGAGAATACGAATTGATAAACGAAATGAAAGTAGAAAGAGCAATGGCTAGTGTAGCGAAAGCTGACGGCACATTTAAAGACTCTGATTTACTTGCAGAATACGATAAGCTTGGTGGTTTGATTAAAAAAGGTGATGACAAAGTAAGAATTGGCTCATTCTTTGATTTTAAAAACAAAAAAGCTTTCGTAAAACCAGAAGTATTTTTAACTTTCAATATCAATGGTAAAAATGTTGATGTTCCAGCAGATGAACCAACACCAGCGATTGTGAAGGCAGCAAGAGTTGCTGAAAAAGAAGTTAAGGAAGAAAAGGTTACAAGAAGAGGTAAAAAATAAAAACAATGATAGAGCAAACTGTAGCAGAAAAAAATATCTTGCAAAGAAACCTCGCTAAATTTATAATTAGTGATGTATTTAATTTGATTACAGAAGATGATGTTTTGAGAATAAATATCGAGAAACAGATTTTATCAAACGGTAGAGAACAAGAGAAAAAAACTTGGCTACACAAAGGCAAAGAACTTTCACCCGAACAGGTAAAAGTTTTAAGGGTAGAAGCACAATCTTTTTTGAAATCAAATTTATGGCAGATACTCCGCAACGAATTGCTTTATCACGCACAGACAAATACTCTAAATAAAAGCACAACAGATACAGATTTAATTTCAGGTAAGATGTTGATGTATTTTATAGAGGTCATTGAAAAGAGATTAGATAGGATGGTTAAATAGGTTTATCACACCTATTCAGTGGTCAGGATGGCATTCCGTTTAAAGGAATGTCGTCCCGATCACTGAACAAGTGATACTAGTGGGCGGCACTAGTAAAAACTCCGACGCGCCTTCGAAAGCGCTTTATAAATAATAGTTTTGGCGGCTTTAAAGTAAAACCGACGACAAACAAAATGTCTAAAAAAATAAAAAAAGAGGTAAAGAAATCTAAAGAGGAAGAATTGGACGAAGAGGAAGAGGACACCCCTATAGATAATACCGACGACGACAACGACGAAGAGGCTGACGACGAAGAGGCAGGTGATGAATCTGATGACGACGACAGTGAGGACGACGATGACGACGGAGATGGTTCTTCGACAAAAATTGATTATAAGAAAATAGCGGAAGACGAGAGAAAAAAGCGGGAAACTGCCGAAGCTCTTATCGCTGGTGATAAGTTCAGAAATAAAAAGAATAAAGGACACGCTGATGAAGACGAGGATGATGACGATGGCGATAAGCCACTCACAATGAAAGACTTACAAAAAGTCTTGGCGACTCAGAATCAGCAAAGTCAGAAGACATTGTATCGTGACCGTATCAAAGATATTGCTTACGATATGGCGGAATCTGATGATGAAGCAGAAGCTATCATCGCTGTTCACGCAAACAGAATATGGCCCGACAATCTTTCTATTAAAGAACAAATCGAGGAAACTCATGCTATCGTAAACCGAAAGAGATTTACGTCAAAAATTTCTGAATTGAAACGTGCCAAAAACTCAAAAATCAATCTCTCAACAGGAGGTGATAATGCGTTCAGGGACGGTCAAAGAGGAAATGTACCGAAAATGTCTAAGGCAGACGAATCAGCATACAAAGCCGCAGGGTTTAATTTCGATGTTAAAAATAGAGTCTATAAGAAGAAACTTCCTAACGGAAAATTCCTTGTTAAAGACCCTAAGACAAAGAAAACTTGGGTCTTATAATTGAGGTTACGAAGCTTTAATAGCAACGGTTAATCTATATGATTAACTTTAGTAATTGCAGAAATGACGAAGTAGATAACACTACGAGTTATTTTTGTGTAAAAAAATGAAAGCAGACTTATCAGTTATTGGTCCAGCAGCAATTTGGTCACGTTACTTAGTAGCGGGCGGAACTGCAATAAAAGCTGGTGAACCAGTACACTCAGTTGCAACATCATCATCAGGAGTTGCTTCTGCAAACACATACGTGCTTGCAGCCGCAGATACACCTGTGATTGGAACTCATAAATTTGGAGGAGTTGCAAATGAAAATTCAACAAACGTTGCAGCTGGAACAGTTGCAGAACAGTTTTTGAACACATCCAACCCAGTTCCTGGAGTTGGAAGAATTAGAGGTAAAGCAGAAACAGTGGCATCAATTGATACACTTACTGAACTTGCACTTTTGATTCAAGATTTAG